TTGCTAACACGCCAATACCGAGCCGATATGCCCCGCAGCGCCCCTACACCATGCCGTCACCCCGCCTGCGCGTTGGTGCTGGACAAACCCGGCTACTGCGAGCAGCACCGCCCCAAGGTGCACCGGGACTACGGGCGTGCCAGGCGTGCCTTTGATACTGAGCTGGGCTTCTACCAGTCCGCGCGCTGGCGTGAGGTACGTGCTGCATTCCTGCGTGAACACCCGTTGTGTGTGGCTTGCAAGGCGTCTGAACTGGTGGTGGCTGCCAAGGTTGCCGACCACATCAGGCCGCTCAAGGACGGCGGCGAGCGCTTTGACTGGGTCAATCTGCAAGGGCTGTGCGTCTCATGTCACAACCGAAAGACGGCGCGTGAGACCGCAGGTCGGCGCTGACTACCCCCCGGGGGGGCTCAATCTCTACAGACGGCGGCCAAAGATGCGTGCGCCTGCCAAGATTTTTGCGCGTGCAAATTGAAACCTAGGGGGGTTACCCCGAAGGCAGCCTAATGCCGGGCTTCGCCGGTCGGGGCTAAGAGCCGATCAGTTGAGATCGGCGATGAACTTTTCGATATTGATGGCTTTGGATTTCCCCACCGAGCGAATGATGGAGTTGGCGACGTTTTCTTCAACGACGCTGTTCCATTTGGAAAAGCTCTTGTCCGTCACGCTCTTGTCAAACGCAGATCGGACCGCCTCACGCCCAGCTTTCATATCAGCCGCCAGAGCGGACTGAACGAGGCATTTTGCGATGACGTCGGCTTTGCGCACTGGGAGTTTTCCGGTGGGTTTGAAGCCTCCATATTAACGATTACCAACGACTGAACCCAGATGGCCGGAAGAAAACCACTCCCCACGGAGATCAAAAAGCTCAGGGGAACCCTGCAAAAGTGCAGGACCAACCCGCATGAGCCACAGCCCCAAGGGGATCTGGTTGCGCCGCCCGAGTACATGTCGGACGGAGCCAAGCAGGCCTGGCGCTATGCCATTGACAGCGCGCCCGAGCATTTGCTGCGCAAACTCGATATGTCGGTGCTGGAGGTTTGGTCATGCGCCGCTGACCTATACCGCAAGGCTCAGATAGGAATCACCAAGACGGGACTGCTGATCAAAGCGCCGAACACCGGTGTGCCAATGCAGTCGCCGTACCTGGCCATCGCGAACAAGCAGGCGCAGATCATGACCAAGGCAGCGGTGGAGATGGGCTTTACGCCAGCGTCGCGTTCGCGCATCACACAGCCCACAGATACGCAGGTTGATCTGGATCCCTGGGCCGATATTGCAGGCTGAAGTCAGCTTGTTTTTGATCAGCTTTGAACCGTTTTTTGTTCCCAAGGCGATGGGGTGGACATTAGTTTTGCCAACTTGGGTTTGTCCACCGGTGGGGCATCTAAAAGCGCCATGAACTTTTGCATTTGTTCCTCGTCCATCGTGAGTCGCACTTGATCCAGGCAGTCCTGAGCCACAGCAGTTGAATTTATATCTGGTGTGCTGGTCATGAAAGTGGCCTTATGAAATAGTGAATTGGATCAAAGAGATTTGATCTCAGTGGTTGCTGACCCAGTTTTCAACATGCAGCCCGGCGTAGTTCACAAAGTCCGCTTCGTTGTTGGTGACCAGTGTCACCCCTAAAGCGACCGCATGGGATGCGATGAGTTTGTCAAGGGCATCGCGGTTGCGATCTTTGTAGGCTGCGCGAATGGGGCCATAGGCCTTGGCAGCTTGTGCATCAAAAGGCGCAACCATGATGTCGTCGAGCAAGCTTTCCAGAGCCAACCGGTTGGATTCCTGTGCCGCAGTGCTTGAGCACGCGATACCAAATTCAAGCTCAGCCAAAGTCACCGCAGAAATCACCACGTCCCCCACAAAGCACTGGGCGAATCGCTCGCGCACCTCAGGCGGCTGGTGCTTCATGAGGTAGATGCAGATGTTGGTGTCGAGCATGTACTTTGGATTCATAAAGCTTCGCGTTCGCCCTCGACGTTTTCGCCTCGGCCCTGGGCCATGAAGTCTGGTGAGAACTTGGCAAGTTTGCCCAGCACATCGCCCATGCGGCGCTGCGCCGGGCGGATGCGCAACTCGTCTCCTTGGCGCTCGATGACCAGATCAACGTCCCACGTGCTGTAGGCCAGTTCGGCCGGAATGCGAACGGCTTGGGAGTTGCCGTTCTTGAAAAGTTTGGTGTTGGCCATGGTGAACCCTATTTGGATGTACATGTACATCTTAACCCAAGAAGAAATGAATGTAAACACATGGATGTACAGGGTATGGGTCGGCAGCAAAGCTACGCAGCAGTCGCACGTCAGTATGCGCAGGCAGTCGTTGCCGGTGACATCCTGACCTGCAAATGGGTCCAGCGGGCATGCCAACGGCAGTTGAACGATCTGGCAAAGTTCAAGGGCAAGGCAAGTCCCTACCAGTTCAACCCAAAGCTCACCGACAAGGACGGGCGGGAATTCCATCCCGCCGACAACCTGTGCGCGTTTATTGAGCGCCTGCCCCACGTCAAAGGGCCGTTGGCAGGGGAAACGATCAAGTTGGAACCCTGGCAGGTGTTCATCCTGACCACGGTGTTTGGCTGGGTCAAGTCCGACGGCAACCGCCGCTTTCGGCGCTCGTATATCGAGGTGCCGCGCGGCAACGCAAAGTCGACACTGTCGTCTGCGCTTGCTTTGTATATGCTGGCTGCCGACGGTGAAGGCGGTGCCGAGGTGTATTCGCTGGCCACTACCCGCGACCAGGCGCGCATCGTGTTTGGCGATGCGCAGACCATGGCGCGCAGATCGCAGGGCTTTCGCAGCCGGTTTTCTGTCAACGTCGGTGCGCACAACATGAACGTGCTGCAGACCGGCTCCAAGTTTGAAGCGCTCTCGGCAGAGGGCTCAACCCTCGATGGTCTGAACATTCACTTCGGCTGCATTGATGAACTGCACGCCCATAAGACTCGCACCGTCTACGACGTTGTGGAGACCGGTACCGGCAAGCGAGACAACTCACTTCTGTGGGTGATCACCACCGCTGGCAGCAATCGCGCAGGCATTTGCTACGAGGTACGCACCTTTGTAACCCGACTGCTCGATGGCGTGTTTGAGGATGACAGCCAGTTTGGCATCGTCTACGGGCTGGATGACGGGGACGACTGGACCAGCGAAGACTCGCTGATGAAGGCCAACCCCAACTGGGGTATCTCTGTGCGCCCGGAAATCCTGGGACCGCTGCAGGCCAAGGCCATGCAGTTGCCCAGTGCGATGAACAACTTCAAGACCAAGCACTTGAACGAGTGGGTCAATGCTGACACCGCATGGATGGACATGCGCTCCTGGGACGCCTGTGCTGATCAGGACCTAGACATCGAGTCCTTTGTTGGCCAGCCCTGCTGGGTGGGCCTGGACTTGGCCAGCAAGACAGACATTGCGGCATTGGTGATTGTGTTTGCCCATCCCGACATTGCTGACGCATTCGTAGTCTTCGGCAAGTACTACCTGCCAGAGGACACGGTCAATGCCAACGGCAACAGTCAGTACCCGGGATGGATGCATACCGGACGCCTCACCGTGACGCCGGGCAATGTGATTGATTTCAGTTGGATCGAAGCGGATCTGAATGATCTGTCCTCTCGCTTTGCTGTTCAGGCAGTCGCGTTTGATCCGTTTCAGGCGACGCAACTCTCGACCCGAATGATGAGTGAGGGTCTGCCCATGATTGAAGTGCGTCCGACGGTGCTGAATTTCTCAGAACCGATGAAGAAGCTTGAAGCCCTGGTGCTTCAAAAGAAATTGGTTCACGACGGTGACCCGGTGCTCGGCTGGATGGTCAGCAACGTGGTGGCCCACCTGGACGCGAAAGACAACATTTACCCACGCAAGGAGCGAGCAGAAAACAAGATCGACGGCATCGTGGCACTGATCATGGCCCTTTCAAGGGCAATCAAACCGAGAGACTCGGTGGTGCTGGGATCCGACTACGAGTTGATGTTGCTCTGAACTGATGGGACTGTTTACCTTTTTTGATCGCTTTCGCGGATCTGGTAGCTCCAACGCCTCAGGTGGAGATCGTTCGCCATGGGGTGACTTTTCATTTGAGTCGATATCTGCGCGTACCAGCAGTGGTATGCGTGTCTCGCCCGATAGCGCGCTGCGCCTAGCTGCTGTGTATGCCTGTGTGCGGATACTGGCCGAAACAATTGCATCACTGCCTTTGGTGGTTTACCAGCGCCGCCCTGACGGCGGCAAGGACAGGGTCACGGATCACTGGCTTTACCGCTTAATGGCCAAGCGGCCGAACCGGTTTCAAAATCCTTTTGAGTGGCGCGAGATGCTGCAAGGACACCTGGCTTTGCGCGGTAACGCCTTTAACCAGATCATCACCAACCCGCGCGGCGAGATCATCGAACTCATGCCGATCCACCCGGACCGGGTCAAGATTGAGTTGTTGCCCTCAGGTGAATACCGCTACCGAATTAGCGACCGTTCTGGCACTGAGGTGATCTTGCCAAGAGGGGAGGTCTGGCATTTGCGTGGCCTGTCCTCGGACGGCTTGATGGGTATGAGCCCGATTGAGCTTGCCCGGGAGAATCTGGGTACTGCACTAGCAGCCCAAGGCTATGGCGCACGTTTCTTTGCCAATGACGCCAAGCCCACAGGAGGGTGGATTGAATTCCCTGGCTCGTTCAAGGACTCCGAGGCCAAGAAGGTGTTTCGTGAGTCTTATCAGCAGGCGCAGTCCGGCTCCAACCGGGGCAAGGTCCTGGTGTTGGAAAACGGCATGAAGTTTCACGAAGTGGGCGTCACAAACAAAGACGCCCAGTTTCTGGAGTTGCGCAAGTTTCAGATCACCGACGTGGCAAGGCTCTTTCGTGTGCCACCGCACATGATTGCTGATCTTGATAGAGCGACCTTCTCCAACATTGAGCAGCAGAGTCTGGAGTTCGTCATGCACACAATGACGCCCTGGGCTGAGCGCTGGGAGGCCAGCATTCAATCTGAGTTACTTCTTGAAAGTGACGATATCGAGATTGAATTTGATTTCGCCAATCTGATGCGCGGCGATGCGTCTAGCCGCTCAAGCTACTACCAAAGCGGAATTCAGAACGGCTGGCTCACCCGCAACGAAGCACGCATTGCAGAAAACCTCAATCCCATTGACGGACTTGATCAGCCACTACGACCACTCAATATGGTCGAGGAGGACGTGGCAGAGGTTTTGGAAATCGATACACAAGCAGAAGCGGCAGAGCCACCGGAGCAAAAAGCGATAGAGCCTGAGAAGGATGAGAGTGTCGCCCGACTCAACGGTCGATTTAACGCCCTTGTTCAAACGACCTCTGAGCGGCTCGCTCGACGAATTGGCCGGTCAGTTCGTTTGGCAGAAAAAGACATCTTGTTGATCTCCCAAGCCTTGGCCGTACCGCTAGACCGGGTTCAGCTTTGGGCAAGCCAGATAGACGAGCCGCTAGATCAAAAAAAGCTTACCGAATCACTTATCTCTCTCGGACAGAATTTATGAAAAACCAACTTTTAGTAGCTGAATTTTTGGCAACGCCTTGGGCCTTGATGCCCGAGCGTTTGAGTGCTCTGGCCACTGTCATTTCCCGGTGGTCGCAAGGTGAGCCTGCCAGCGACGCCGCCAGGTTTCAGGTCCAAACAGACCGTGTACTGCGTGACACTCGCAGACAGACCTCGGCTGCCATTTCGGGTGGTGGCATTGCCGTCATCCCAATTTACGGCGTCATCACACAGCGTGGAAATATGGTGGATGACGTCTCCGGCCCTGGCATGGTCAGCACCCAGATCGTCACCCAAATGCTCAGACAAGCTGTTGCCGACGACGCGGTCAGTCAGATCCTGCTCGATATCGACAGCCCTGGCGGCAGCGTCTACGGCGTTTCTGAACTGGGTGATGCGATTTTGAGTGCTCGTGCACAAAAGCCCGTGGTGGCGATTGCGAACAGTCTGGCAGCTTCGGCTGCTTACTGGGTCGGTTCCCAGGCCAGTGAGTTCTACGTCACCGCCGGTGGCGAAGTGGGCTCGATTGGCGTGTGGCAGGCGCACCAGGACTACAGCAAAGCCATGGACGAGGCAGGCGTTAAGACCACGCTCATATCGGCGGGCAAGTTCAAGGTCGAGGGCAATCCC